AGCTGGTCGGCGGACTGCGCGAGCAGCGCCGGGGTGGCGCTGTCGTCGTAGAGGGCGAACCACCAGTTCGTCGGCGTGCCCGCGGCGGTGCCGCCGGACCGGAACGACAGGTTGGTGATCAGGTCGCCGGCGCACAGCGGGATCGACGCCGACAGCATGACGCCGGAGCCGACCGCGGTGTTATTGGCGTTGGCCGCCCAGCGCGGCAGGTTCTCCCGGACGAACGCCGCGCCGTTGCGCAGCCACTCCGGATTGACGGTGGGGTACTTACCCCGGACCAGATCGGCCATGATCAGTTCCCCTCGCCGGTCGTCGAGACCTGGTCGTCGTCCTGAGCGAAGTAGGCGACGAGCTCGTCGCGGCTCTTCGCGTTCGCGTCGTCCTCGGACATGCCGTGCTCGACGGCGAACTGCCGCCACACCTCAGTCGAGGCGGACTTGCGCGGCAGGACCTCATCCACGCCGTCACCGTCGACGTCCCGCGTCACGGGCGGGTCCTCGTCCACGGCAGTGTCGTCACCCTCTGGCGCGTCGCCGTCCTTGGCGGGCAGCAGCGCCTCGAGCTCGTCCGCCTCGCCCCGACGGGCGGCGGCGAGGTCGTCCTGGTTCAGCGCCTGGTGGCCGTCGGCGGTCGTGCGCAGCCGCTCGACCTCCGCCCGGGCCGGGCCCTCCAGGGCCTTGATCTCGCCCCTGATCGCGTCCGCCCGCTCGTCGAGCTTGCGGCCGACCACGTTCGCCAGCTCGGCGATGTAGCCGAGCAGCTTCGCCTTGATGTCCTCACCCATGACTGCCTCCTCAGAATCCGGCGGCCGGGATCATGCCCGTGCCGGAGATGACGGAGATGGACGTCGGACGACGGTGCGGCATGAACGCCGAGTAGGCGAACACCTGGAAGCGCACCTGCAGAGTCCCGGACAGGACCTCCTGCAGAACGCGGGAGCGCAGCGCGCCCTCCCACAGGAACAGGTCCGGGAACCGGGCCACGACGGCGCGGGTCTCGTTCGCGCCGCCGCCCAGGTTCGACGGCATGTTGCCGTCGAGGTAGGCGGGCACGCCCATGCTGAGCATGCCGGCCAGGCCCTCTTCGGCGAGGACCTGCTGGGTGCCGGACGGGTTGAAGCCGACCTGCGGTGGGACGATCAGCGGACGCCCGGTGGTGTCCTGCTGCGACGTCGCCCAGTACCACTGCGCCGGCAGGAACACGCCCGCGGTGGCCGGCAGCTTGCGGCCGGTGAACACCTTCGAGGCCGCCTGCGCGACCGGCACGTACAGCTCCGGCAGCGTCGGCGTGCCGTCCGTGTAGGTGATCGCGTTGATGCCTGGCACGTTGAGGATGCCGAGGTGCTCGCCGGTGCCGGAGCCGGTGAGGCACTGCAGGTCCAGGCGCATGTTGTAGTCGGCGATCAGGTCCTGGAAGATCACCTGATCGAAGCCGACGGGCGACTGGTCGAGCACCTGCATCGAGGTGTCTTCCTGCCCGGCGATGGTCCGGACCCGCGCCGTCACGAAGTCGTCGGTCAGGTCGCGCGACGCGACCGCACCGGCCTCGGTCTGCACACCGGTCTGCGTTCCCTGCGTCACCCGCGGGATGTTCACCGAGTCGGTACCGCCCGGCAGCGGGAAGTTCTGGCACAGGTTCGCGGTGACGCGGCCGAACCGGGTCAGGTTGATGTACTGGTCGACCAGCCACAGCGGCGGGACGAAGTAGCCGCCCTGCCCGTCGGTCGTGTTCGGAGCGACGCGCTGCTCGAAGACGCTGGCGCGCTGCTCGTCGGTCCACCGGTCGGCGCCCTCGACGCTCTCCATGGCGCGCCGGGCGCGGGCCTCGCGGGCCTGCTCGCGGCGCGGCATCTCGACGTCCATCTCCTGGCCGTGCCGGTGAAGCCGGTCGCGGGAGTCGGTGTCGCCGCGAAGCTGGAACCGGGCGAGGTCGAGGAAGTAGCTCGCGCCCGCGTTACCGCGCTGGTAGGTCAGCGGCTCGCTGGTGATGCGAGCGCCACCCTGCCGACGCGCGGCCTGGTCGGTCGCGGCGTCGCCGCCCTCGGTCCCGCGGGCCGCGGCGGGGATGCCCGGGGTCGCGCCGGCCATGCCGGCCACGGCCGCGCGCCGCTCGTCCTGCAGGCGAACCTGTTCGAGCAGGCCGGTGCCCGCGGTCTCGCCCTGACGGGGAGCGCCGCGCTCGGTCATGAGTTCGTCCCAGCGGGCCTGCTGGGCGTCGGTCAGCGGGTTGTCGCCCGCGGACTCGTTGATGGATCGCAGCTCTGCCTCGATCTGGGCGAGCCGCTCACGTGGATTCACGTAATACCCCTTGGTCAGGAGATGAGCTGCAACGCGCGTTGGCGTGCAGCAGCGGACAGGCCAGCCGGGTGATCCGAGCGGATCGGCGCGGTGGATGGTGCGATCGCGGCGCCATCGTCCGGGGTGCCCTGATCGGGGGCGGCGCCGGACGGCAGGGTGCGGTGCGCGGCGAACCGCGCGCGCAGCGCGTCAACCCGTTGCGGGTTGCGGCTGCGAAGCTTGTCGTAGTAGGCGTCCGTGTGCGACACGCAGCGCATGCCCGCGGATGCCTCGGGGTTGGCTGGCCAGGTGACCGGCCCGAACTCGAAGAGGCGGACTTCCTTGATGGTCCGCTCCGGCAGGCCGTCCGGGTTGTAGTCCGACTTGCCGGGCTCCTGATCCCATGCGTCGCGCAGGACCTGGAACATGAACGACGAGCCATAGCCGCCGGCGCGAAGCTGCGGCAGCAGATCCCGGTTGTAGCTGGTGTCGTCGAGCGAGACCAGGCCGACCGGCGAGTCGGGTTCCTCGGTGAGGCTCTCGATCGAGCCGAGCAGCTTGTCACCGATCTGGAAGTCCATGCCGTGGTTGAACAGCACCTTCACGCCGTCCGAGCTGTTCTTGCGAACCCGCTGGTTGTGGGCGCGGATGGTCGCCTTGAACGCGCCGGGCGCGGTGCGCTCGAGGAAGTTGCCCTCCCACCACGAGCTGATCGGGTACCAGGAGTTGAACTGGCTGAACCGGACCTCCATCAGCCCCAGCGAATCCTCATCGGCGACAGGGTCCGCGGCGCGGGCCGGCACGTCCCAGGTCCGGACCACTTCGAGGTCACGCAGCAGATCCGTCTCCACCGTCGGCCCCCTTCTGCCCGGTGCCGGGCTTCTGTAGCTGAACGGAGAACAGGCCCGAGTGCTTGAGCAGCGTCCAGTCCTCGGCTGTCACCGCTCTGATCACCGTCTCCGGGACGTAACCGGCGTCAACGAGGTTGCGGATCGTCGTCGCATTGACTCGCTGGATCTCGGCGACGTCCTTCGCGTCCTCGCGCAGGAACGGGATGTCGCGGGCGTCGTACCAGAGCCGGTGCTTCGGGGGTGGCGGCACGATCGGCTGGTACGCGCCGGCCGCGTGCATCCACAGGTGACGGCACGTCGTGTCGACGAAGTTGCGCTTGGCCGCGGCGTAGTTACCCGCATTCAGGCTGGAACCCTGCATGCCCTCCGACAGTCCGGCCACAACCGGGTGCACGCCGGCGGCCGCGGCCATCCGGGTCTCGCCCGCGCCCTGGGTGACCTTGAAGTCGAGCTGCTTCATGTCCGCGCCGATGACGGTGACGTCGGCACCGCCCGCGGTGTATAGCGTTTTGTACGCGTTTCGGGCGCCCTTGTGCTGCTTGTCCATCGTCTCGACGAACTTCGCGAACAGCTCCGGCGTGATCTCCTTCGCCAGGCTGACCGCCAGGTTCGGCGTCGCCGCGTTCTCGAAGAACGACAGCTTGTGCCGGGTCGCCTGGGTATCGGCCTTCAGCTCGCGGATCACCGGCGTCAGCCATGACATGCCGCGGTAGGTGGCCTCCGGGTCGGGTAGCGGCGCGAAGTGCGCGTACTCGCCGGGCAGGAAGATCGCGGGCTCGGCGCCGGCCGCGACGCCGCCCTCGTGGTAGATGATGCCGACCTGCTGCCAGCCGACCTGCACGTCGCTGCCGTCGAAGCCGAACGGACCGAGGCGCTGCTTGAGTACGATCTGAACCCAGTCCGGCCGCAACCGCACAATCTCGCCGGACATCCGCGCCTGGAAGGCGTTGCCCGCGAAGTCGGCGTCCCACAGCAGCCGGCCGAGCATGTCCGCGGTGATCCCCGCGGGATACGGCGTGCGCAGCACGTCCAGGCCGGGCCCGTCGACCAGGTTGCCGGGGCGGCCGTCGATCAGTTCCTGGAACAGGAACGACGCCTGGGTGAAGACCTCGAGGCGCTTGCGCTCCAGGGCGAAGATGATGCCGTTGCCCTTGAGCCCGGCCTGCACGTAGCCGCCGAAGTTCGCCTCGACCGGCTCAGCCGGCAGCCGCTTGTACGTGGTCTGGATCGGGACGTCGGTGCCGAACCAGCCGCCGTAGCCGTCGAGCAGATCGAGGCTGTCGCCCGGCGCCGGGATCCCCCAGTTGCCGGGGTTGAACGAGCGCGGGATCAGCGCGTCGAGGAACTTCACCGCGTCGCCCCCCTAGCGCCCAGGTAGGCGAGCAGGTAACTGCCGCCGATCGCTTCGAGGCCGCCGGCGATCAGGCCCGCGGGCGGATACACCCAGCCGATCCCGGCGGCGATGGACGCAGCGCCGGCCGCGGCGAGCGCGGCGGCGAGCCGTCGCAGTCTCACTTCCAGGCCACCATCGGTACCGCCATCTCCGGTCGGTGGATGCGGGGAGCGCCGTGGCCGAACAGGGCGAGGCTTGCGGCGGCCAGCGGGGCGATGTCGGCGGTCAGGTCGTAGCGGTCCCACGCCCACGAGTTGCCGATCTTGCGGGTCGCCGCGCCCGCTACCGCTGCGGTCACCGGGGCCTGGCCGAGGTGCCGGATGTCGCGGCCCACCGGGTCCTTGCCCGCGATGCCGTCGAAGAACGACTGGCACCCAGTCACCACGTCGGCGACGCCGGAGCGGTGGATGACGATGCCCGCCTCGTCGCACTCGTCGGCCAGCGCCTTGTCGTCGACAACGATGACGCTCGGGTTGTGCGCTTCCAGCTCCCTGAGCCGGCCGATGATCCAGCGCGTCCCGGCACGGTGGTCCGGTCCGTGCTCGTTGCCGGTCAGCTCGATCAGCCGGCCACCGCCCACCCGGTTGCCCGCCGCGGCAATCGCCGAGTAGGAGCGGTCCGGCGGGACGTACACGCCGAACGCCGGGCGGTCGTCGAACTGCGCCTCTGCGTCGAGGGCGTCGAGCCACGCCGGTTCGGGGATGACCCGGAAGCCGTCCTTCGACGGGGTCGGTGGCCAGATGCCCAGGATCTCCCGGGCGAAGCCCTTGTCGGTCAGCGTGTCGCGCATGACCTGCACGTTTTCGTCGCGCACTCGGCCCGAGCGCAGCGACGGCAGCGCCGCCGTCCAGTTGCCGCGGTCGTCGAGGTCGATGCTGGACAGATCATCCAGCGAGCCCGGCAGGCCGTAGTCGAACCAGGCCATGCGGGCCGCGTCGCCCGACTCGCCGCGCTCGCGCAGATGCATCAGGATCTCGCCCGACAGCGCGTCCAGCGGCGGCGACGACGTGTACCAGACCTGCGCGTTGTCGACCGCCAGCATCGTCGGCATCGACGCTTCCATCTGCTCGGCCGTCAGCGCGTACGCCTCGTCCAGCACGACCAGGTCACCGGTGAAACCACGGCCCGCGTTCTTCGTCCGGGCCAGGCATTCCAGCACGGCACCGTTCCTCATTTCGAGGCCCTCTTTGCCGTTGGAGTTGATCACCTTCTTGAGCCCGCGACGCAGGTCGTCCGAGGCGTCGATCAGGTGAATCAGCCGCTTGAAGTGCTTCATCGACGTCTTGAGCTCATGCGCGGTGTGCACGATCTGCTGCTCGCCGAACAGCACCAGCCCGGCCAGCTCCCGCGCCTCCAGCACGCTGCCCTTGCCCTGCTGGCGGGCGACGACCAGGCCCACCTCGAACGCCGCCCAGCGGCCGTCCGCGCGCTCGCCCAGGGCGTGCCGGAGGACGAACCGCTGCCACGGGTCGAGGATCAGGCCAGCGGAGGCCGCGAGGTCGATGGCCTCGTCGCCGGCCGACGTCGAGTAGCGCGGCACGTGCAGCACTCGCGGGTGCTCGGTAGCCGCCAGGTCGATGACGGTCACGCGCCGGCCGCCTTGCGCCGGCGCTCTTCACGGCGCTGGGCGATCTGGTCGGGCGCAGAGGCCTTCGCGCCAGTGGCCGGAAGTTCGTCGAGGGCCTGCCACACCATCCGCAGCTCGCGTGAAAGCGCGGGTAGATCGCGGTCGTCGGCCTCGTCGGCGGCGGCGGCGAGCCTGTCGCGTAGAGCTTCGAGTGCCTGGCGTCGGTCAACCATCTCAGCCCACCAGCCTCAGTTGGACGGTGCCGCCGACGCCGCGACGGACGTTGCACAGCCAGTGCGCTAGCGCGAGATTCGCGGGCTCGTTCGTTCCGCCGTCGGCAACCGGCAGAAGGTGGTCGCGGCTGGCGCACATCGGGTCCGGGTAGACGAGCGCCCGGTCGACGCGCTTGCGGCATAGGTGGCAACGCCAACGGTCACGCTGGCCGAGCTCGGTGACCGACAGGATCGACTGGCCACCCGCGCGGCGCCTGAGGTTCTTGCGCTGATAGCTGGCCAGCCGGGCGGCAGCCTTACAGGGCGGGCAACGCAGGTCGATCCCGGCGACCGTAGCTCCACAGCTCTTACAGGCCTTGTCGGGACGGTGGCCGCGCGGCGTGCCCGTCCGGCGGCCGAGGATTGCGCCGCATCGGGGTGAGCAGGTCTTGGTCTTCGC